ATCTGGATGAGCATCTGCTCAAGCGAGGTCTGTGACAGGTTAGCGGGCGTGGTCAGCAGGTTGCTGAATGTGCCGTTTACGATCGGGTGCGAAGCGGAGTTCAGTTGAACGCCATCGCCACCGGGGTAGGCAGAGTTAAACGCACGGTTGAGCACGTTTGCGCTCAGGGTCTCCTTGGTCTCAATCAGGGACTGAGCAAGGTGACGAGCGTAAACTTGACCGATACGGATATGGTCGCCGTCTTCCACCAGCACTTTGGTCAGGGCGAAGGCCAGGCCATACACCGAATACACATAGCGCTTGAGGAAGAGAACACCACCCTGCTGATACGTTACCGGAGTACCGTCAGGCAGTTGAGGTGCTGCGCCAAATCCATACAGGACCGGCTCTTCGTGGTAGTTACGGGGAATACCTTGTTGCTCGCGGAAAACACGCGACCATTCATCGGTACGTTGATCATAGACTCCATCAAAGCATTCATTGAGGATTGGCTCAACTATACTTCTAAAGTCTGTACTGCGCATCGGGGCTGCCATTTATATGCCCTCCTTAGATAGCGTTGACAGTACCTGCGTACTGCGATTCGCTAATTTGTACCCGTACAATCGTGTACGCATCTCCCCAAGCATTGTCAGGGTACGGAGCAATATCAATAACGCGACATTGCTTGGCTGCGCCAGATCCGGCAGCCGAAGTACCAAGGGTAGCTTGCGACAATCCGGTTGTGGTTGAGCCAGCGGTCTCGTTAGTAATATCAAACTCATCACCAACAGCAGCTTGAGTCAGAGAACCTGCAGCCTGAATCTCATAAACGATATTGGCATCTTGATAAAAATAAACAATTACAGAGCCAACTTGGAAAGACTCGTTGGCAGGCCAATAATTGCTTACACGACGGCGACCAGTAGCATCAGTCCACTCAACGCCAGCAAAGGCGCCAAGAAAAGCCTCACCAGTAGCGGCAGGCTCAATCCATCCAGCGGTGTTCATTTTTACAGGTTGACCTTTGAGAATGTTGCTAGCAAAGCCAGCTGAAACATTCCCTGAGGTCGAAACTGCTTGAATTCCATTTGCGAGTGCGAAAGCGCGGTCCAACCCTGACGGGTGAAAAGCGGGACGCAATCCAAACGGGGCAGAAGTAGCACTCATAAGAGTCCTTTCACAGTTTGGTTGTGTTCATCACCTATTCAAAGATAGGCGGTCGAACGTTGGCGTCATTATCAATGCCAGTACCTTCAACTGAAACTAGTGAACGACCTTGTTTATCGCGAGCGCCCTGTAGCTGTTCTTGTTGCACACGAATTTTATCTTGTTCTTCCATTGGTGCACGATGATGTAAATCAGTCATAATTTCTTGATAAATTTCCATCGGCATTTTATAGAGAATCATTTCGTTGCAAGCAACAAAACCTACATGCTCGCCTGCTTTCACTTTTAAATGCTCAAAGCCGGGCAGTTCATCGGCTTTCACTGGTTCATAGCCCAGTCGCATTCTTTTATGAATTGGGTCGTAACTATTGGTTGATGATAACCAGCAGAGATGGTAGCCGGGAATTTCCGGCGGGGTCGGAAGGGCTTCTTGTAACCACTCCGAGCGGAACATCTTACGACGTTCCTCGGATAATGCAAAATTATCTTCAGGCGCTGCGCGCGATACATCTTCTTGTGCGCGATTTTCGCGACCTGCTCTAACATTTCGTTTGATGCGTTCATCCATGATATCAGCTCCGTGTCTTGTTTTGTTTGTCCCACTCGCGAAATTTAGTAATCATTTTCGCTCGTGCTGTAGGGTCATCCCACATGCCTGCATCTTTAATCGCTTTTACGCGCTCTGGATCTAGCCTAAATTCATTAGGCTTTAAAGATCCGGTTACTTCGCGACCTGAAGATGTCACAACAGACCTCGGTTTCTGATTTCTGATGTTGGGATTATAACCAGTAGAATAGCGATGGGGAAGGTATTTTTGCAACCTTTCATCAAGCTCTTCCCAATACTCAGGAAGCGATGGGTCAAAGCCTTCTTCGGTTAAAGCTTGATCAACTGTTTGCGCAACTCGTGAATCTGGATCACGAAGCTGTGGATCATACCATTCGTGTTTTTCCATCCATCGAGTAGCCATTCTTTGCACCATTGGATCAGGCACTTGAATGTTATTTTGTGGCGGTTGGCTGCTTTTCTTATTGGCATTTGTTTTAATTGCCTGCAAAGATTCCAATTGCCGCATGCTGTCATACCAAAGCTGCTGCGCTTTGGTAACTTCAGCGCCATCACGGGCATTAACTGCCTCTTGTAACTTCATTTTGGCATATTCTACACGTGTGCCAGCATCATCAATGGCTTTATCTAGTCGTGCTAATTCAGCGCCTGAGGTTCTTTTTTCCAAAACCGCCAAACGCTCGGCCAATTCTGAGTTTTGTTTCTTTAAAGCATTAATTAAATGGTTAGATTCACGTGCTTTTTCTTTATGAATCTGTTTTTTAAGCTTTCTCTCCTCTCTACGAGCAACTCTGATGGCCTCACGATCAGGGTCTGTGGTAGATCCTTCATCGGCGCTGTCTTCAGGGCCCTCGTCGTCACTTTCTTGCACGTTTTGCGCATCATTTACGTCAGGCGCATCAGTTTTTGCTTCTTCTTGCGTCTCTATGGCCTCGGATTCAGGCAAAGAGACTACGGCAGAGCCATCATCTGACTCCGCGACCTGCATTTCCATCTTCTCGTTTGGCGTCATTTGTCAGTTTCCTTTCAAAACTTAAATGAATGCTTTAATCTTTAATGGATCACCGGTAACTTTGCCAATAAGTTCATGGTCATTAAAAAACGTAAACAGCGCACGACCTTTTGAACCGTTTTGTTCAAAATCAACTTCCCAGCGATCACCTCCCCATTTAGGAACGCGTACAAAATCTCCAACTTGCGCCCAAGCGCCTTCAGGCCAGGGCTCCATTGTGTCACGTTTCTTAAAAGCCAAAGGACCAATGGCAATAATTTTGCCAATCATGGTGTTCCATTTCTCGGTTTCTTTGACTTCTTCGGGGATTACTATGCCTGCAGATGTTACTTTTTCTTTTACCGCTCTTATTTGTATAAGAACTCGTGCACCATACGGCGCCATAAGTGGATCTACAGCAGGAAACGCTTCTTCAAGCGTTTGTTCAACAATGTCATTCGACATTTTTTGCGTCCTCTAAGATTTGATTAATAGAAATTAAGGCTTTTTCCAAGCCTACATGTTCGCCAACTAAACGTTGATATGCTTCCCAGCTTGAAGCATTGCCTTCAGCCAAAGATTTTGCAATCTCTAACTGTTGTTGTTTAAGCATGGCGATTAAATCGGCAACAGAAAACACTAACAGCCTCTTGCACTGCGCCGAGTCATACCTCCACTTTTCATGGTAGAGACTTTGCCACCGTAAGCTTTGGTCATATCGCCGCCTGCTTTGGCATATTTTTTAACTTTGCCGCCTTTTTTTAAATGTGTCTCGGCGCCAGGCTGCCCCATGGCAATCCTTTTATGCATATTGATAGGTCCTTCAGACATTTGTAGGTCCTCCTAGTTGAGATTGAAGTTGATTTTGAGCTTCTAAAACCGTTTGCACTTGCTCACTTTGCAAACGTTGTGCATCTCGAGTCAACTCAGCGGCTTTCATTCTTTCATCCGTTAAGTTGTTCTCGGTATTTATAAGAATTTTGGCTTGTAATTCGCGTGCATCTTGTGCAGCTTCTTGGTCTAACCGCTTAGCGTCAATCTGTACGTCGGCTTGATCTTTAATTGCTTTGCGCTGCGTTTCCGCCAGTTGTGTTTGCACCAAAGCTTGCACATTAGGATCTTGCGGCTGTTGTGTAGTTTGTCGCATTTTTTGCAGTAATTCAAGCGCTTTTTGCATCATTTCTTGCACACCTGTAAACTGTTGCATACTATCTTGGTGCACATGCTGCCCAGCAGCGGCCAAAAGCTGCTGTGCTTCTCGCATAATAGGCTCAACTTTTAGCACATTAAAAGGTCGATCCAACGCCGCTGAGGCGTAAGAATCCATATGATTTAAGTACCATAATGTTAAGTGCTGCTTTAAGTGCTCCAGCAACGCAGGCACAAAGATTGGCGCAATAATTGGATTAGAGCCATACATAGGATCTTTAAAATAATCCAAATGGACTTGAATGTGTGCCAAATGATCTTGCATGGGGAACGCACCAACTGGCTTAGCCAATGTCATGGCAACATTTTCCAATGCAGGGTTCATATCTTTAACGTCTGCAGGATCGGGCAGCACCTCGTTAATCTCAGGCAGTTTAATTTGCTTTAAGATTCTTTTTTCAACGGCCAGTCGATTGTATAAGTCTGGATTGGCCGCTGCTCTTGCAGCCAAAGCTTGAATTTGCGCATAGCGTTGCGTTTCGGCAAAGATATGCGGATCAGATACTGGTATAATGTCCGAGTTCTTTTCAAAATCTTCTTTCTCGACATTTAAGTCCTCAACAATATCACCAAAAATTTGCTCATCCAAGTACCAACGATTGATGCGGCCAAGAACTCTTAAAACTCGACGCTGACTGTCATGCAACCTAGCATGAATAGAAGAAAACACCGCGGCGCCTTGCTCAATTAGTGCTTGTGTTGTGCCTACAGGCGCGTTAGACGTAACATCTGCAATCTTTTCTTCACTAGTTGTGACTACACCCTTTGCTTGCTGCGTTAACCAACCTAGCAATTGAAATAAGATTGGGCTTGGCG